GCCAGACGAATCTGGCTTTGAGCTGTCGAAACACCAGTCAGAATGCGAATCCCAAGGAACGAACAGCCTTGAGATAAAGGTAAGCAGCCGCCCCGCAGCGCAACGACACCCAGACGCCGGACTGAATCGTCCAAAGCATGCCGAGCCATATTGATGTATTAACATCAGTAATGGTGTCGGCAGCGTCGTCATACTCCGTGGTTGCAGACTTGAACCACACTCTAGTGCCACGAGGCAAGATACGTTCATCCAGGTAAGGCAGTAGAGTGGAGGTCCGTTCACGGTCAATAATGGCCGTGAAAGTCTTAGCAGTGCTCTGCGTCGACCCAGCTGGTGTGGCATTCTGAATGCCAACACCTTCACCCGCAGTGGTATCGGCCATTCCACTGGAAAGGTAAAGATTGGCAACAGCCGCGCCAGCCGCAAAGCAATCGATGGAGGTGGGATAAACCTCCTCAGATGTGGCAGTCATCGTAGCAACCGAGAACTTGATGTCGTAGTCAAGGTAAACCTGACCAACGAGCGTGTTTGCTGCTAGTCCCGACCCATAGGTCCGTACAACCAAGTGGCCAGGGCTAGAGAACCGCACGTTCTGACCGTTCTCGTTGCAATACAACTTACGCCCAAAACCCTGGGTCGGATAAACCCAAGTCATGGGCTGACCTAGTGGGCCGTCACGGTAAGATGTATTGCCAGACATGGTCGTTGTGCCGATAGTACGGTTCGGGATATCAGCAGGGTCAGTGTCCAGATACCCGTGTATACGTCCCACCTGAGTGACACTCAGGGCAGGTATGAACCGCACTGTCAGCCTCGTCGGCTCCCAAAACTGAAATCGCCGGAAGATCGACATCAACCTTGTGTTGATGAAATCAAACGGCGACATTCCGTACAGAGCGACGTAGTCGGAGCCATCGGTGAAAACCTCTCCGAGTGAGATGGTGCCACGTTCTCGGAGTATGGATTGCGGACCATAGCTCGCAATGTCCCCTTTCTGCCAGGTGGATGCGAGGCCACGATTCGGCGCAAGGCTCGGGCCGCCAAACGGCCTTGAGCCCCCAGCGCGAGAACGCGCCTGGCGCCGTTTCGCTTTGGGTTTTGCATTACACTTTCCCATTCACCAGTCAATTTCGACAGCCCGTTCACCGCTAATTATTGTTCACGTTCAATGTACGACATCATATCGACGTCGCACATATAGGGTGGGCGATTAGCACCCAACCCAATGAACCGATCCCAATCATTATCATAAATGGCACAATACTGTGCCTGTGTCTCTCGTGTAGCGGTGAACACGCCCTCCGGTTTGAAGCGATAAGCGTCCTCATGTTCATTCTCAGTTTGATTTACCCGCCCCTGACAATCGGCAAATGCGTCTAATTCGCGCAATATGGGCAAATCAAGTACACCATGGAACCCACGTATGTTCTTAGCGTACCAATCCAGATCATTATGCTGACGGACACTAAAGCCAGAACGACATGCAAAACGTCCGACCTTCGGTCCCAGCACTGAATGGGGTGACATACGCCAGAACCACCGTGAACAGAAATCCACTTGATCCTCGGAGACGAATTTGGGCTTGACAGACCATCCCAGCGACTCCATCCAACCCATATAGGCCTGAAGGGAAAAGGGTCGGTCAGTCACAGCAACAATATCATCTCCCAGCACGAGAATACGGTAGCGGACATTCTGCGCCATGAAGAAATAAGCATGAGCACAAGCATTCAAGAGAGAATTCCCACAGCTAGTGTTCGAATCACCACTAGACCGTGTGCCGTTGACCTTATATTGGTATCTATAGGTCATACGACACGTTGTGGAACATTGGCGGCGCAAAACCTCCAATGCCTCCCTCGAAAAGCCAAACCGGGCATAGACTGAATGCTCCAAGGCAAGCTGGCAACTGGCTATACGTCCATCAAATGCCGTGCAATCATTGACGAAAAATATAGGTCTTGGGAACGTTTCTCTCATATCATCCCATATCCGACCTAACTCGTCAGCGTTCTTGCCACTGGCATAGATGATATCGTTTTCCGGTCCCCATTCCTCCTTCAATAGGTCATTGAACCCAAGCGTCTCCGGACCGAGAACAATATTGTTCTCATCTTCTTCAACAGTGATCTTACGAGGTGCTTTAAGTTCATCACGGGGTGTTGGTCCCAAAAGCTCACGCTTCATGAATCCTTTTCGTATCCACCGTGGCATACGTCCCACGGTGTTCCAGAATTCAATACGTGCTTTCTTCCAACCAGGAAAACGATCAACCCACTCTTGTACGGTGTAGACTGGCATTTCAAACGAATGAAATGTGGCATTAATAACCGGTGTGACAAAGTCTACAACTGCATCAACGTGGTGCGTAGCCGGTTCCAAAACACGTTTGGCGACTGAGCTTAACTCAGCCCAATAACCAC